TAACCCGTTATCCCAATTTAGTATTGGTTTAACGGAGATCACTTGCTTCACAGAATTTCTCCGTGAAGCGCGTATACCCATAGAGGTATCGAGCCAGGGGTCATTGGGTTCAAATGGGCTCCTAGGAGCCTGCTCGAACTTATGACGAAGCGTAATCATATACCGTACTGAATCACGAGATGAATACCATCGTGCTTCAATATTGTAAGTGACTGCATAAGGCAGACAGAAACCAACATCTGTCTTCTTAAGTTGACCGCTCCTGACAAGACACTCTACCTCAAGGTTCGACAAATAGGGTCTAAGACCCTGATTGTTTAGAACAGCCATAGGACAAGACAAGTTACCTTCATCGGCACCAATAGGACCATAAGTTATATGGTTTCTTGGCATCGAAGAGAGCACTTGTTCGTAAAGTGTATCTAGACATGTGTTGTAACTTCTCGAGAGAACAATCTCTGAGATCCTGTTACAAACATGGTAGATATCACGATACGTTCTCACGGCACGCTTGAGGTAGTATGGACGTACGTTAATGCCTTGGAAATAGTCGCATCCACAGCTCTCTTTAAAAGGTCCCTCAATAAATGACTTCTCGGTGTTAACCGAAAAGCCAGAATACTGAAGAGCCTTGAGAACATGTGGAACGGTTTTCTCTCGTACAATAATGTCATCGCCGTAAACGGAGATGTCATTAGAAGTACAAGGAAAGCCAGCCTCCTCAATAGCAGATTTACAAATGCTATAGAAGAGAAGCGACTCCAGCGGAAAGGTGAAGCCATTACCCATAGCACAAAACTTTTGGTAATGGATAGTTTCCCCTTCTAATGTCCCAGACTTATGTCTAAGGTCATCGAGAAAGGCAAACCAATCACCCGGCAGCAAACACTTAACAAGCTCTACAGAAATTGTGTCCGAGGCGGACGCAAGATCAATAGTAGAGAATTGGTTCGTGTTCGGTGTGTTGTCATGATTACGATTAAACTTAGAACCAAGCAGTGCGAACCGCTGATTCTTCGTTTGATCGGTCAAATCAACACCCCACATCTTTAACCTCTTCTCCATATAGGCTTTAACACCTAACTGGAGAAAGATGTTTAGAGATGCGCCTACCGCAATCGGCCTGTCTGTTTTACAGGTCTTAGGCACAAAAGTGATCTTATCGTTTGCAACTTCGTCCACCACATCCTTAAGGAGCATAAGCTCCTTTTGGTACTGTGGCGAGCCGCAAGGAGGTAACTCCTTACGACGCCCAGTGGATTCGAGATAATCGATCCACTTTGGGTCCGAGGAAATAGCTGCAAACGCGTAAAGCCTAGCTGAATCTGTCACGGTATAAGGGATATCCAAGTATTTGTAATACTCAGTAACCCTGTTACCACGACTAGACACAGTAGACCCTGGTCCGTGCTTGCCTGAAGAGATAATTTTCATTATCAATTCAGGGCTGAGGGTACCAAGAATGTCGGAAATGATAACCCGACATCTCGAGACCCAAGAAGGAAATACACTTGCTGCTTGATCGGCAGCAATCCTCTCATTGGTCAGTCTACACTTTTCCTCTGCTGCAAGAAGGCTATTGATAGCTTCCTCACGCGGATTAGAGTTAAGATCTGACTTAGTGAAAGGGTACTTCTTCAACAGCGCACAGACCTGCCTCTCTGCGTAAATCAAACGCACATCGTCAGAGCAAGAGTACAACTGTGCTCGAGCTTCAAGACGAGAAACCAGGGAAAGATACTTAGCTACAGATTTACTTCGGCAAGCCGAAATAACATCTGCAACGGTATCAATCCCTAGTATAGAGGCGGAGCGCTTTACGTAACACTCCAACAGCATCCAGGGATCAAGCTCACGCTTTATCTTCTGGAGAGAATCTCGTTTCCGAAGATTCTCAGGCTTAAAGTACTTCCGCATGGATTTACTCCAATGGTGCTTAATCTCAGGGCACTTGTAACAACTGTATGATAGCCTGTAATAGCGCTATAACAGCTGTAATGACAAGTGCCCAAGCCTTAGTTTTCATAAGGAAGAGATTAAAACTGAGTTTTGCCGATGACTGCAACACCTTCAACAAGTGTAGCATTAGCAACAGCCGCAGAGATGCGAGCCATTGCTTCATCGACAGCAGACGCTGAAACTCCTACTGGCACAGAAGTGACCAGTTCGAATTTCATGTCTTTAACTTCAGTTTCACCACCAGGGGTTGGAACTGTAACGCTAGTAACTAGATTAATACTAGCGCGACGGTTTCCAAAAGTGACACCACTCCGCTTCGGAGAAGCGGAGTTGAGGATCACTTGGTCCTTACTCATATCAGAGTGATTAGCTCCGATGTAAGTAGTGCGAAAGCCCTCTGCCGAGAGCTGTTGGTACGTTACATCTGCGTTAGCAGCAT